ATGTAAATGTTCCGGCGAGTATTGCAGCCACTACAGGCACAATTACTATATTCTTCTTTACCCACTCAAATTTAGATAATTTATTCTTTTTTGCCATTGCCATTTGTATATCTCATTTCTCTGTTTGCATCTTTAAGTTTTTCAATGTCTACTAAAACCTTATCCATTTGTTTTCTTAAAAATTCTATGTTTACTTTATTTAGTGCCATAGATTCAATGTGTTTATTTAACTTATCAGTGGTCTTATAAAGATCCTCAATCATCATGAACTGCTCAGAATCTGCGGGCAATGAACCTAATTGTCCACGTGGCCATTTAATTCTAAAATCTGTGTTCTCCACTAAATCTTTTTGCATCAACTCTATCTGTGTGCTGTGCTTGTTCAGTGTTTCATGTAAACCAAAATATGCCCAAGTACCAATTGCGACCATTGCGATCAAAGAGGCAACCGTCTTCATTGGCATTTGCACGGCCGCCTCTTCAGATATGTTTAATGGTTTATTCATTTTTTCCAATTGAAAAGCCATGATACGTACCACTTCCACATAGCTTTTACTTTTTCTTTAATTTTACAACAAATACTTTTACATTTTTCAATCATTTTTTTTCTCCTCAATTTCGTAAAAGAATTTATCAGTGTCTTCTGTTCTCCACTGACTACTATCTTCTACATTCCATTCATTAGTCTGTACCTTCCAGTCAGGAATATTATCCTTAACTGTAAAAGAAGGTAGGTCCCATATACATCTATTGTTTGGCTGAGCCGCATAATTACCATCATTTAATGCAATTATGTGAGCGCACTTGTGTTCGTGCGGTATTTCCGAATGATCGGCGTCTAGTATATTACTCTCTGGGTGCGCAAAGTCAACGGTAAATAGGTAATTCCCGTGGTGCCATTTTTTATCTTTGCCAATATATTTACCGGCTGCTCCGCTTAAGATAGACCAATGAGTAACAGCAGGATAATAACTAAAAGAATTCCATAACTCCAACTCGTCAAGTCTACGTCTAGGAACTTCTTCTGGGTTAAAGCCTCTTTGTATGAAGGCAGATATCGGGAGACGATAAAAGACAGCGCCGTTTTCCATAAGTGCATGCCATAAGATAGCACGACCCGACAAAGCGCTAAGACCAAAGATAATGCAGTCTTCAACTTCACCATGATGTTTTTTAAGATCAAATAAATATTCTCTCCTTATTTGTGCATACTCTGGTGTTATGTTTGCATTTAAATAAGCCATAATTAATCCTTATCATAGATATCCCCCCACGTCTTACCTGTCTCATAATCAACTTTGTTGGGAACCTCTAGATTAACGGCATTTTCCATAATTTCAATTATCTTTTTTGCCTGTGCGTCCGATTCGACTGATAAATCTAATTCATCATGAATCTGTATGTGTGCTAGAATTCCTTCTTTGTATAATTCTAACATTGCTTTTTTTGTCATATCAGCTGCACTACCTTGTATTAATTTATTTAAAGCTTTATATGTGTATGCTCTTCTTATCCCAGGTCCGTGTTCCCTAAGTGCATCTTCATGTAACATAGCTTTGTGCATACCAAACTGGTTTGGTTCCCATAAATGAAACCGGCATAATCGACCAAGAAGTGTACGTATCTGTCCACGTTCTTGTGCACGATTAGAGGCCGAGTTCATTAATTGTTTAACAAAGGGAACTTTCGCATGGTATTGGTCAAACAATTCTGCTGCTTTATCTTTTGAAACTCCTAATTCTGCTTGTAACTTTGCTTTACCCATTCCATAAAATAAACCAAGATTAATTACTTTGGCTTGAGATCTAGGTATCTTTGCCATCTCTGCTACAGTTTTATGAAAGTCTGTCGAGGAATCATTCTCATATGCATCAACTACATCGTATACAGTTGGAAATTTATGTAAAGCTGCGTAATGTACTACGAGTCTTGGTTCTTGTTGTGAGTAGTCAAAACAACCCCAATGACATTTATCTTCAGGTAAAAACAAAGATCGTATCATAGGTCCTAGATCCTTGTTTCTTGCCGGTAGTTGCTGTAAGTTTGGATTGTTGTAACTAAACCTACCAGTAACTGTGCCACCTGCGTCTGATCTAATTTGATTTATTTCTGCATGAATTCTTTCGTTGTGTTCGTATTTAATTATAGTATCAATAAAAGTAGTATGAGCTTTGTTTATTTCTCTAGCTTGTGCTATTTGTTTTACTACAGGGTGAGGATGTTCCTGTAAAAAATTTTTTGTAAAGGAAGGTGCTTGTGTTTTTACAGTTCTATCATAAGGTAATTTTAATTTGTCGAAAACTTTGGCAATCGATCTTGCTGCCCATATTTGAACTTCTATGTTACTTTCTTTTTTTATTTGTGACAGTAACAGTTTTTCTTGGTACTCTAGGTCTTGCTTTAATTTATGAGCTTTTTGAACGTCTACTCTCACGCCAAGAAATCTCATGTCAACTAAACAAGGAAACAGATCTGTCTCGAGATTAAAAATAGATTCTACATCTTGATAAATAATTTCTTTTTTAAATATTTGCCACAATTCTAATGTTAGTTCTGCATCTTTCTCTGCGTATGTTCCAACTTCCATAGCTGGTAACTGCCATAAATCTGCTTTAGGGTCTAGTCCTCTCGACTTTGCAGCTTCAACTAAAGCTACTTCAGATTTACCAAAGCCAAGATAATCCCAAGACAAACTATTTAAATCATATTTAAATCTATTCTCATCTATAAGACTAGCAGCTATCATGGTATCAACTATTAAACCATTGATTTTTATACCTAATTTTCGTATCCAACATACGTCATACATTGCGTTATGAAATATCTTTGTTGCATCGGATGCACAGATATCTTTAAACCATTCTAAAGTTTTCTTTCTATCCATGTTTGGCCCTGATCCGTGAGCAATAGGAAAATAAAATTTTCTTCCTGGTACAGCAACAGCAATACCTACCACTTCACCTAAACCAATAACAGAACCTGATCCTCTTGTTTTTAATTCTGGATCTCTTGTCTCCAAGTCAATTGCAATCTCATCATAAGATCTTAGATCTGGATATTCTTCTGGTTCAATCCACTCTGTCTGTGCTTCAAATATTGGTACCTTCACGAATAATCTCTTTCTAATATCATTTCAAGATAGTGAATAGCTTTTTGAATATCTTTTTCTTTTCCCTTAGACCGATGCCTACAAATATATTTTATAGCGTTGCCCTCTGCGAACAAAAGTTTGTTTTCATTTATAAATTCTGCAGGTTGAATCTTCATCTTAGAATAATGATTGCCACCAACTTGTTTTTCTAATGAATCGTAATTGCTAGATTTAAATATTCCTTTGTGTGTCATAAATTATAACCATACCTTTCTATTTTTGCTCTCATCAAGTATAAATTTTTTCTGCTACGTGTAACTCCAACATACCAGACTCTGTGTTCTTCATCTCTTTTTTTAACATTTTTTAACACAGATTCTCTTATTTTTCTAGCATTATCTAGCACAAGTAGAACATTGTCAGATTCACCACCCTTTGCTGCGTGTATTGTAGACACTTTAACTCTAGGTGATTCTGATAATTTTTCTTTGTTTGATAGTAGTAATCTAATATAATTTTTATCTTCAAGATTAGCTTTATCAAAAACTTCAAACCAAGGGGCTAACTCATTCCAATTATTATCAGACATGTAATCTTCAACATCATCAATTTCTTTTTGATTTAATTCTTGTCCCTCACTCCATCTAGAATAATAAACAGCTGCTTTGTGTAGTTTAGTATTTAAACTTTTAAAAAATTTACTTTCAAAAAATATACCTCGTTGTTTTAATTCTTTTGCTATCTGCACAGATTTAGATCTAGTCCTAGTTAGTATTAACCAGTTATCTTTTTTAAGATCTACATTATCTAAGTTATTAATTTTTATACAAGATCCGTCTTCTTCTCTTGGATAATATGTTTTATCTGCTCTTAAACCCTCTATTCTATTTACTATTATATTAGATATATCTTGAACTTTTCTCGGCACTCTTCTAGATTTTTTTAATACTACCTCTACGGCAGGTTCTTTTATAAATCTATCTACGTCTGCTCCGGCCCATGCATATATTGCCTGGTCATCGTCTCCAGCAAGATATATATCTTTAGTGTTAGCTTTTAATATGTCATACATCATCCACTGTATTGGAGATAGGTCTTGAGCTTCATCAATAAATACAACATCAAAGTCAGGACATAGGTGTGATTTGTTTACGAACTGGTGGATCATGTCACTATAATCCACTAAATTATTAGCTTTTTTATACTCAAAATAATTGGCTGCTACGTGTTTTAATATGTCAGGATTTATGTCCTTACTATAATCTCCCGTGCAATATTCGTCCCAGACTTCTATATCCTTTTCTCTAGATTTTAATATTATCTGAAAGTATTCGTTATCACATGTCATGTATGGTGAGGTATCAAAGTCACCTTTTGTTTTAACACTAATACTTAATTCTTTTCCAAGATCATCGTAGTGATAGTCTTGCATAACATTTTCTTCTTTTAATCCTAATGTGTGAAAAGCTAATGAGTGCAATGTTTGAAAATGTTTTAAATCTTTTTTATTAAAATTTTTATTTTTATTAAACATTCTTTCTTTTGCTGTATATGCTGCCTTTTTAGTAAATGCAAAGTAACCTATCTTTTTTACAGGTGTTCCTACTCTTATGTATGCTAAGGCTCTACGAATTAATTTTTCTGTTTTACCTGTACCAGGAGGTCCGTAGAATTTTTTTATCACAGGATATTATCCTTATTTTTTCTATCTAATATTTCTACATCCTCTTCCTCTCTTGGAAAAAATGATAAAGGAACTTTTATACAACGAATAGGGTTATGTGATTTTTTATCTGTATCTTTTTTAGGATATCTTTTTAAATGTCCTAGTTCTGCTTTAAATTCTTCTATCAACATTCTACCAGTTTTCTCATACTTCATCTTCCACTCTTTATTTTTTAAATAATTAAAAAATACCTCCATGGTAAAGTATGCAAAGCCCTCTTCTTTTAATACTGATCCACTGCTAAATGATGCAGCACTAACTGCAGGGACCCCGTGTATGTGTTCATCTAAATATTTTTGTAGTAATTCTTTTGGTGATGTGCCTGCTGGAGGTGGTTGCACTGTTTCTGTTTCTTTTAATTTTTCTATAATGGATTGAAACTCATCTTGTTTTATTCTTGGTGGTGCTATTGGTGTATGTGATGCAATTAATCTTCTGCACTTTTCCATATCCATTAAATAATTAACATCTCTAGCTAATACTTGTTTA